TGATTTACGAGAGAGGTTTTTCACAGTAAATCTGAAAAACTTAGAAAATCGTCTTCTTGATATTCAGGGCAAATCACATACCGATAAGAATCGTCGTGAATTTCCTTGGAATCACCCTGATTGTCAGCATCGCACTGTTGCTCAGGATACTGAGAATGAAAAAATCATTCCTCTGATTAAAGTCAAGAATCGTAAGTTTAATTGAGATGTTCGGGGTTCACTACCCCGTTTTTTTACCCTATGGTAATATATACTATGGATGCCTTCGGGGTCCACAAAATCAAACCTCGCTTTAAAGGAGCTAAGAATTATGGGTAACCTTAATACCTACAAATATGGTGCGTCTGATCTTCCTGCTTTGATGGAACGCCTAAATAAACACAGTATTGGTATGGATCAATACTTTGACAAATTGTTTACTCTACAAGAAACACAGTCAAATTATCCACCATACAATTTAATTCAAGTTAGTAGCACAGAGTCGCTCCTTGAATTAGCACTAGCAGGATTTAAAAAAGAAGAAGTAAATGTCTACACACAGGACGGAAAACTCTTTGTCGAAGGACAGAAAGAGGATACCGAATCAGAAACCACTTATGTCCACAGAGGAATGGCTCAACGATCTTTCACCAGAACTTGGACACTCAGTGACGAGACGGAAGTTAGATCAGTTAGCTTTGAGGATGGGTTACTAAGTATTGTTCTAGGAAGAATTGTACCCGAACATCACAATAAAAAAATCTGGTTCTAAATAAAGTATATCGTCGCCGCAGAGGGGCAACTGGCAAAATCCAGTTGACACCCCTCTTTTTTCTTGCTATAATGTATTCAAAATGTATTAACCTATGATCAAGTTAGCAGTATTGAAGTCAGGTGAGGATGTCATCGCAGACGTTAGTGAAATGCTGATGGGTGAGCGTGTGATCGGATACACATTTAAGAATCCTGCGACAGTACGGTTTCTGGATCCTGAGGCTCTGTATGAACGTCGGGATCTAGATATTGTTTTTGCCCCATGGATTCCTCTGACAAGTCAGAAAGAAATTCCAGTCGCCCCTGATTGGATTATCACTCTTGTGGATCCTATTCCACAAGTAACTCAAAAATATAAAGAAGGTATTAAAGATGATAAAACTCCTAGTTCTGCCAAATCAGATTCTGATTTCACAGATTGAAGAAGTGGGTTCTGAATTAGGAGAACCCGATTGTAAATTGATTGAACCCTATGTGGTAGGATCGGATGGTATTACTCCTTGGTTGATGGAGCACACTATTCAGAGCGAATTTATGATTAGTTCTGACAAAGTTTTGACGATGGCAGAACCAAACAATCAACTACTTGAAAAATACAAAAACGTTCTTTCTTGATGAGATTCTACACTAACGTTCAACTTGTTGGGAACCAGTTTTTGGTTCGTGGTTATGATAATGGCAAGAGCTTTTCTTTAAGAGAAGAGTACCTTCCAACACTCTTTGTTGATAGCAAGAAGACAACATCCAAGTATAAGACCTTGGATGGTAAAATTGTAGAACCTATTCAACCTGGATTTGTAAGAGATTGTCGCGACTTTCTTAAAAAGTATGAGGGAGTTGAGGGATTCAGTATCTATGGTAATGAGCGTTACATCTATCAGTATATTTCTGATAAGTATCCACAGGAACATATTGAATTTGACATCTCAAAGATCAAACTTACTACTCTTGATATTGAGACTACTACTGAATATGGATTCCCTGATATTGAGTCCTGCCGTGAAGAGATACAAACGATCACGATTCAGGATTATACCACTAAGGAAATTACAACATGGGGAGTTCACCCATTCTTAGTAAAACAGCGCAATGTAACGTACATTCAGTGTCTTGATGAACTTGATTTGCTTAACAAGTTTATCTGTTATTGGGAAAACAATCCACCTGAGGTCATCACTGGATGGAACCTTCAACTGTTTGACATCCCATACATCGCTGGACGCCTCAGGAAGGTGCTTGGCGAGAAACGTATGAAGAGACTGTCTCCTTGGGGTCTAGTGACAGAGAAGGAAGTCTATATCAAAGGTAGAAAGCACCTATCAATCGATATTGGAGGTGTGACTCAGTTAGATTATCTTGATCTGTATAAGAAATTTACATATAAGGCACAAGAGTCATATCGTCTAGATCACATTGCGAATGTTGAGTTGGGTCAGAAGAAGTTAGATCACTCTGAGTTTGATACCTTTAAGGATTTCTATACCGGTAACTGGCAAAAGTTTGTTGAATACAACATCAAAGACGTAGAGCTTGTTGACCGATTGGAAGACAAGATGAAGTTGATTGAGTTGGCACTCACAATGGCATATGATGCCAAGGTAAACTTCACTGATGTGTTTTATCAAGTGAGGATGTGGGATGCTATCATCTACAATTACCTTAAAAAGAAAAACATCGTCATTCCACCTAAGGTAGGTGCTAAGAAAGATGAAAAGTATGCTGGTGCATATGTCAAAGAACCCATTCCTGGTAGCTATGATTGGGTAGTTTCTTTTGACTTGAATAGTCTGTATCCGCATTTGATCATGCAATACAACATCTCACCAGAAACTCTTATGGATGAACCACATCCACGATGTTCTGTGGATAAGATTTTGTCTGGTTCCTTTATTGCTGATGGTCGCTATGCCACAGCAGCAAATGGTGCTATGTATCGTAAGGACAAGCGTGGATTCTTGCCTGAGTTGATGGATAAAATCTATCAAGAACGAACAATCTATAAAAAGAGGATGCTAACTGCTAGACAGAAGATAGAAAACTTGTCTGATGGTGAGTGGCATCTCAAATCAGATTTAGAAAAGGAAGTGTCTAGATGCAACAACATCCAAATGGCACGTAAGATTCAACTTAACTCTGCTTATGGTGCCATTGGTAACCAATATTTCCGATATTATAAGTTGGAAAACGCTGAGGCAATCACTTTATCTGGGCAAGCATCAATCCGATGGATTGAGAATAAGATGAATGATTATCTAAATAAACTCTTGTCCACAGAGAGTGAGGACTATGTTATCGCATCTGACACTGATTCAATCTATCTTAATCTTGGACCTCTTGTTACTAAATTTCTTGGTAGCAAGTCTGATGATAAGATTAAAGTTGTTGAGTTACTTGATAAAATCTGTCAAGATAAGTTGGAACCATTCATCGAAAAGTCTTACCAGCAGTTGGCAGACTATGTTTCGGCGTATGAACAAAAAATGGTGATGAAACGAGAGAACATCGCTGATCGTGGTATTTGGACAGCAAAGAAACGATACATCCTTAATGTATGGAACAGTGAAGGGGTTCAATATGCTGAACCCAAATTAAAGGTTATGGGTATTGAAGCTGTTAAGTCATCTACACCTGCTCCTTGTCGAAAGATGTTGAAGGATGCTTTCAAAATTATGATGACCGGCAGTGAAGATGATGTGATTAACTATATTGATAAGTGTAGATCTGAGTTTAATAGACTTGATCCTGAGGATGTTTCTTTTCCACGTTCTATATCTGATGTTGAGAAATACAAATCATCTTCTCAGATATATTCAAAGGGAAGTCCTATTCATAGTCGTGGCGCACTGCTATTCAACTTCTATATTAAGCAGAATAAATTGACCAATAAATATTCTCTGATTAAGAATGGAGAAAAGATTAAGTTTCTGTACTTGAAAAAACCAAATCCCATTCATGAAAATGTGCTATCATTCATTAATGAATGGCCAAAAGAGTTGGATCTCAATCAGTATATTGACTATGATCTTCAATTTAGTAAGGCATTCTTAGAACCATTAAAAATCATCCTAGATTCTATCGGATGGTCTGTTGAAAAAACCGCTAATTTGGAGTCATTCTTTTCATGAAGGATCAAAATTCTATTGAAGACTTTGAGGGAAAAAAAGAAAAATGGAATCGTGGACTAGACATTTTTATTGAATCAGTACATAAACCAGATAGCAAACTCAGGAACTGTGCTCACAACCAGAAATGTTACCATGAATTGATGGATGTTAGGAAAGATGTGCTAGAATATCTCAATACACTTAGGTGGAACTGATGGATCTTCCAATCGACAAGAAGGAACTTGATGAAATTGTTGATGCTCTGTGTTGTGAGCATGTAGTGCCATCCAAGAGAGAGTATCGAGACAAATTGCATGGTAAATTGAAAGTCATGCAACAAATTATGGATGATCACCCGCACGGTCCATATAAAAAAATTGCGCGGGAACAGTTTGGTTTTGTATTGTAATGGATTTTTTAAAAGAGATTGTAAAGGAAATAGGTGATGAGTTTACCCAACTTGGATCCGACATCGACGACACAGAAACTTACGTGGACACGGGTTCGTTCATTCTTAACGGACTGGTTTCAGGTAGTATATTTGGTGGTTGTTCTGGGAATAAGATTACTGCCATTGCTGGGGAGTCTTCTACTGGCAAAACTTTCTTCTCTCTCGCTGTTGTCAAAAATTTTCTTGATGCTAATCCTGATGGGTACTGCTTATATTTTGACACCGAGGCAGCTGTTAACAAGTCTTTACTTACGAGTCGTGGAATAGACGCAAGTCGATTTGTTCGTCTGGAAGTGGTTACTGTTGAGCAGTTTAGACAATCTGCACTTAAAGCAGTAGATATATATTTAAAGAAACCTCTTGATGAGCGCAGACCTTGTATATTTGTGCTAGACTCTCTGGGAATGCTTTCCACAGAGAAGGAGATTCGTGATGCGTTAGATGATAAACAAGTTCGGGACATGACCAAATCCCAACTAGTGAAAGGAGCATTCCGTATGCTCACACTCAAACTTGGTCAAGCAAACATTCCAATGATTGTTACCAATCATACCTACGATGTCATCGGTGCTTATGTTCCTACTAAGGAGATGGGAGGTGGTTCTGGTCTTAAATATGCCTCTTCTACTATTATTCATCTCAGTAAAAAGAAAGAAAAGGATGGAACGGAAGTTGTCGGAAACCTTATCAAAGCAAAGACTGCTAAGTCGCGTTTAAGTAAAGAAAATAAAGTTGTTACGGTGCGTCTGTATTACGATGAGCGTGGCCTTGATCGATATTTTGGTCTTCTTGAACTCGGTGAGATTGGAGGTCTCTGGAAAAATGTTGCAGGTCGTTATGAAATAGATGGAAAGAAAGTCTATGCCAAAGCAATCTACAAAGACCCAGAAACATACTTCACACCAGAGGTGATGGAGAAACTAGATGCAATTGCAAAGGAGGAGTTCAGTTATGGATCATGAAGAGTATGTACATATTAATGATGACCCACATGATGGGTGGTGGTTGAGACCAGAATGGCAGGACGAAAACGATGAGCATCAAGATTCGAATCTTGATGCAATTGCAAAGGAGGAGTTTAGTTATGGAGAAAGTTGAGAATCTAGTTCTCAAAAATCTCATTCATAATGAAGAGTATGCACGAAAAGTTATTCCCTTTATTAAAAAAGAATACTTTGAGGACCAATCACATCGTATCTTATATGAAGAAATCTCTACATTCATCATTAACTACGATCAATTGCCAACAAGAGAAGCAGTATCTATTGAGGTAGAAAACCGAGAGGATTTGAATGAGCAAACATTCAAAGAACTTAGTCAAACCCTTTCATACCTAGACAAAGAACCTGCTGATTTCTTTTGGTTATTAGATACCACAGAAAGATGGTGCCGTGATCGTGCTATATATCTGGCGCTCATGGAATCCATTGCTCTTGCAGACGGTAAGGATGAAAGGAAAGGTCGTGATGCCATCCCTTCCATCTTATCTGATGCATTGGCCGTGTCTTTTGATAATCATGTTGGACACAATTACCTAGAAGATTACGAAGAACGCTATGCTCTCTACCATCGAAAAGAAGAAAAGATTCCATTCGATCTTGAATATCTTAACAAAATTACCAAAGGTGGGCTCCCTAATAAGACTCTCAACATCGCTCTTGCTGGTACAGGTGTCGGGAAAAGTCTATTCATGTGCCACGTCGCTAGTTCCGCACTCATGCAGGGGAGGAACGTACTCTACATTACATGTGAGATGGCAGAGGAAAAAATTGCTGAACGAATTGATGCAAACTTATTGAATACAAATATTCAAGACCTTGTTGACCTTCCTAAACAAATCTTTGATAAGAAAGTCAACGCTATTTCTAAGAAAACTCAGGGTCAGTTAATCATTAAAGAATACCCAACTGCTAGTGCTCACAGTGGACATTTCAAGTCACTTCTTAACGAACTTGCACTTAAAAAATCTTTTAGACCTGATATTATATTCGTGGATTATCTCAATATTTGTGCCTCTTCACGTTACAAAGGGTCTTCCAATATCAATTCCTATACTCTTGTTAAGTCGATTGCTGAGGAGCTTAGAGGACTCGCTGTCGAAGCAAACGTCCCTATCATATCTGCCACCCAGACCACTCGTTCTGGTTATGGTAGCTCTGATGTTGAGCTTACTGACACTAGTGAATCCTTTGGTCTCCCTGCTACTGCTGATCTTATGTTTGCCCTTATTTCAACAGAGGAATTGGAAGAGTTGGGACAGATTATGGTAAAGCAATTGAAGAATCGGTACAATGATAACAACGTACATAAAAGATTTGTAGTTGGTATTGATCGTTCCAAGATGCGTTTGTATGATTGTGAGCAAACCGCACAGAATGATATCCTTGACAATGGAAAGGATGAGGAGTATACTTATGAAGATAAAACTGACTTGAAGAAAAAGTTCTCTGCCCTTAATTTCTAATGATTGATACTGAAAAGTCCTTTGTTGACACAGAAAAGTATGTTGAATTTGTGAAAGAGGTTACTAGTGATCCATCTTTGGATTATGCTGCCTTTCTTTCTCGTACCAACAAACTTGAACTTGAAGATGACACGAATGTTACTCAACTCCTGACTGCTGCTCTTGGATTGTCAGCAGAGGCAGGTGAGTTTACTGAGGTTGTAAAGAAGATTATCTTCCAGGGAAAGGATTATAATGACGAGAATGTCTTCCATATGAAGCGTGAACTGGGTGATATCTGTTGGTATCTTGCTCAGGCATGTATGGCACTTGATACTTCGTTTGATGAGATTCTTGCTATGAATGTAGAGAAACTCAAAGCACGTTATCCTGGTGGAGAATTTTCCGTAATGCATTCCGAAGTCCGAAAGGAAGGTGATGTGTAGTGGATGGTGCAGTTAATGCCTGGAACACTATGAGTTATGGAGAAGGATTTCTTTTCTCCTTATGGTTACTGGGAATGTATTATGTTAAACTTAGAATGGATAGGTATTTCAAATGAAACCAATTAGTCTTAATGAGTATCTTATTGCTGGTGAAGAATTCTGGCCTAAGTATTGGTATGTTGCCAAAGAACTTGGTGAAGATGCTAAGGCAGAAGACATCCTTAAAATCATGGAGTCTC